CGCTAACGGCCTGATCGAACTGGAGATGACCCATTTCGAGTATATTCAGGACGTGCAGACGACCGTCACCCTAGACCTGCCCGAGATCGTGCAAGCCCCGACGGTCAACGCCAACACGAAGACCTGGCCCTTCCTGTTCGACTGCCCGATGCTGAACGACACGGACAGCGGACAGTCGCCCGGCTTCTACGTCGTGTTGTCTGGCTCGACCGTCAATTGGGGCGGCGGCTCGCTCTATGTCGACACGTCCAATGCCGGCGCGGTTCCGGCGTTCGACGGCATGTTGCCGCCCGATCAGCAAGGCACCAATTTCGCGCTGCTCGCCTCGTCCAACTTCGAGGTCCCGCAGGGCAAGGTCGTCTCTCCGCTGGCCTCGGGCTGCATCCCCGGCGTTTGGGATTACGCGAGCCGGCTCTACGTGCTGTTGCGCGACACGACCCTCGTGCTGCCCAGCGTCGACCCGACCACCATGCTGACCACGCCGTCGAACGTGTTCATGTGCGGCAAGGAGGTCATTGCCTTCTGCAACGCGACGAACCTCGGCAACGGCAATTGGGAGCTGTCGCAGATCATGCGCGGCATGTGGGGGACCGAGCAGTTTATGGACGGCCATTTGGCCGCCGAGGACTTCGTGTCCTTGCAGAACGTGCAGCGCATCTCGCACGAGGCGTCCTATCTGAACGACACCAACGATTACATCGCGCTGACCAGCGGGGAGCCCTTCAGCAACGAGACCCCGTTCAACTTCACGGACACGGGCGTCTCGCTGATGCCGCACGCCCCGTGGATCGGTCAATGCTACACCCCATCGGACGGCTCCGGTCGGGATTACATCCTGAACTGGCAACCGAGGAACAGGCAGAACGGCGAGTGGGCGGACGGGTCCGACATCACGCTCGATCAGCTCACCGAAGCCTACGTCATCACCGTCACGATCGGCGGAACGACCAAGACTTACAATCTCGGCGCGGTCCGCACGTGGACTTACACCGTAGCGATGCAGACGGCTGACTTCGGCGGACCCGAGGAGCACCCCTTGTTCACGATCTATCAGGTGGGAGCCATCATCGGTAACGGCTTCACCTCCCCTGTCCAATTTTAAGGAACGACGATGGTCAACACCCCGAAGCTCGGCATGACCTTGATGGCCACGAACATGGCCAACAAGGAGATGGTCTTCAACAACTCGCTGCTGATCATGGACGCGCTGTTCGGACGCAGCGTGCTGTCGGCGACGACCGCCGCGCCTCCCAGCTCCCCCAACAACGGCGACGCCTATATCGTCCCGGCCTCTCCGACCGGCGTTTGGGCCGGCAAGACCAACTCGATCGCCGTCTACTCCTCCGGTTGGCAGTTCGTTTCGCCGCCCGTGAACATGGAACTGAAGGCGGCGGACACGGCGGCCTATTGGACGTGGAACGGCACGGCTTGGGCGAACACCACGGGCAGCGTCGTCCCCGTCAACTTCAAGGACATGGACGACGTCAGCGTCGCCGAGAACTCGGGCAACGACGGCACGTTCGCCATGTGGGATAACGCCTTGGGCAAATGGACCAACGGCCGAGAGCCCTACCCGGTCGGCTGGTTCGTGATCAATGCGCCCTATTCCGGCGAAGTGATCTTGATGCACGTGTCCTATCGCGCTTGGACGCTGCCCGCGAGCTTCACGGGATCGGTCGGCAAGTGCCTCTCCAATCCGACGAGCGCCTACACGATGAACGTCCTGCAAAACGGCACGTCCATCGGCACGATCAGCATCAGCACTTCCGGCGTGTTCACGTTCACCGCCGCCAGCGCGACGACCTTCGCGGCCGGCGATTTGTTGGAAGTGGTCGCCCCCGTGACCGCCGATCCGACCGTCGGCAAATTCGGCATCACCTTGCTCGGTAGCTAAACCGTGCAGTTAACTGCAAAGGAAAGAACCATGTCGCAGATGACCCCCGGTGCAAGTTTGATACAGGCCGGCGCGAAGAAGACCATATTGCGCGCCACAATCACGCGAGCCGATGGTAGAACGGAAGAGCTCGGAGTTATCTCCTACTGGCACAAGAACCCGATCAAGCGAGCGTGTTTCGGCTTCCTTCAACGGCTCAAGAAAAGGTGATCCATGACCGTCCGTCTGCAAAATAGAGGGCTCGCCGCCGTGACCGCCGCTTTGGTGGCCGCCGCCGCGTTCAAATATATGCAATGGGGCGTCGGCTCCGACCCCGGCGCGACCAGCAACGTGCTCGGCTCGACCACGGGCACCACGGAGGCTCGCACCGTCGGCACCGTCTCGCAAGTCACCACGACCGTGACGAACGACACCTATCAGGTGGTTGGCGCGATCACGGCGCTGGAAACGCTCTCGGTGACGGAGCTGGGGCTGTTCGACGCTGCGGGTTCGGGCTCGCCCCCGACGGGCGGCAACATGGCCTGGTATGCGGTGTTCTCGTCCATCGGGCTCAGCTCCGGGGATAGCGTGACGTTCACCGCGCAGGTCCAGTTCCAGTAAAATTGCAATCATCTTCAAATAGAGCATCGCGGTAGACCGACCGCAACAAAAACGGAGACGACATGACTGCGGTGCTCACTAAACATTACGATCTCGTGCTGTGCAACACGCCGACGGTCGGCACCGGCTCGGTTGTGGCGGCCAGCGCGGTCGCGCCATACATGAACTTCACGCAGGGCGGCGTTCAGAGCGGCGACACGATCTCCTATTCGCTGATCGACGTGGCGGGCGGCAACAGCGAGACCGGCTGGGGCGTCGCCACGTTGTCAGGTTCGACATGGACACTGACGCGCAATCCTACCGCCAGCACCAACAGCGGATCGAATATCAGCCTTTCAGGCTCGGCGACGATCAGCATCAGCATCATTTCGCAGGATATAGGTCTTGGGCTGCCTCAGTTGCTCAACACCGTCACCGGATCGGGCGTGGCGTCGCTTGCCGACACGACCAGCATCACTTCGACGTTTACGTCTTACACGCTTAGGTTTACAGGCATAATACCTTCGGCGGACGGAATTAGCGTAGGGCTACAGGTCTACGCGAATGGTGGATGGGTAACGTCGTCCGTCTATGGCGTCTGCAACTACGCCTGCACGTTCGGCATGGGCTCTGCGATCAACACCTCTACTACCGCATCCAAGATTTATATGGACTACACACCTGATAATAACATATCTCACACCTATCCAATGGGTGGCACGATGGATTTGTTTAATATCGGTGGCTATATGACGACACGTTTAGGGTGCACATACTATACCTCTGGTGGAACCCCTGTTCAGCTACAGGGGTCCGGTGCGTATGCAGCTAACTATGCTGTCACAGGCATCCGGCTAATACCTGACAGCGGCACCATTAGTGGCACTATGAAGATTTACGGCAACCCGTGAGATTTTGATAATGACCCTTCTGAACGGACTTACCGTCGTAGACCTAGCCCGCGTTTCCACCGCAACTACCGGAACAGGAACCATTACGCTAGGAGCGGCGGTGTCTGGCTTCCTGACCTTCAACGGCGCGGGAATCACCAGCGGCTCGAACGTGCCTTATGCGATCACGGACAATAGTGGGGCGGCTAGCGAGACCGGCTGGGGAACTGTCACCAATTCGGCGGGCACATGGACGCTGACGCGCAACGTCTTGCAGAGCACGAATGGCGGTGCGCCAATTAGCTTGTCAGGCTCGGCGCAGGTGATGGTATCGCCCATCGCCTCGTTATTTCCTAATGGACCCACTTTGCTCAACACCACTACGTTGAGTAGTGGAGCGGCATATCTTTCGGATACAACCAGCTTGGTGGGAGCCGCTTACTCATCCTACACCGTGAGACTATTTAACGTCGTTCCTGCGACGAACAGTGTCGATATTTGCCTACAATTCTATGCCAACGGCGCTTGGGTGACTTCCGGTTATCAGGTCGCACTTTACACCTACGTCGATAGCTATGGTAGTGCACAGCGAGCAGCAACGGGCATTGGGTCCATCGTTCTTAGCTACACCAACCGCGTGGGGGTTGCAGCTAACTGGGGCGGTATGAACGCGCGGCTTGAGTTGTGGAACCCTGCCGCCGACAACATGCAGATTACAGGAGAGAGCACGTATTACGATACAACCGCCGTCTCGCAGGGCGTCAACTTTATCGGTGCTGCATTGGTGGTTGCTTATCCAATCACTGGAATTCGCGTCTACGCCGCCGCGTCTGGTGGTTCTAGCAGTGGCTACAACATTACTGGCACTATGAAGATTTACGGCAACCCGTGAGATTTTGATAATGACTGCTTTAATCCCTGCACTCAGCTTCGCTGACCTTGCTCGTGTAACTACCTCTACAACAGGCACGGGCACTATCACGCTCGGCTGCCTTCGGGGCAGGCGGCACCAACAAGGCGTTCAGCATAGCGCTGTATAACGTGTAAGGATCAACAATGCCCGGTTTCGGCCCCGTAGGCGGTCTTCCCATAGGCGGCAACCCTCCCGCGCCGACAGGCACATGGACGGCTGGAGTGGCCAACACGCACAAGATGGCCGCGTTCGGCGAGATGGCCTTTGGTCAATTGCCGCAGGTGGCCTATGCCTACACGCGGACGCTCGCCTATCTGAGCACGACAGCCTCGGCGATCACGTCGATCAAGGCCGTCGGCAAGATACTGACCTACGCCTCGACCACGGTGTCGGGCGTCAAGCGCGCCTCGACCCGCACGCTGTCGGGCTTGTCAACCAGCGTTGGCGGCCTCCTCAATAATTTCGGCCACAGCCGAGTGCTCACCGCGACCTCTGTCACCATCAGCCGCTTGGCGAAGTCGCAGACGCTGTTCCGCATGCTCATCGGCGTGTCGACGACCGTCGGCAAGTTGAAGGAGAATTTCGCGTGGGTGCTGACCCTGATCGCGCGACCGAGCGCCAACGGCGTAGTGAAGGCGCACCTCGTCCTATTCCGCACGCTTAGCTATGCGTCCGCGACCATCGGCGCGTTGAAGGCTAATGCGTCCTTGCTGCGGACCCTGCGCTATGTGTCGACGACCGTCGGGGCGTTCTCGCGCAGCGCCGTGCATTTCGGCCGCATACTGCTGGCCGTGTCGACGACAAGCGGCAGCGTCTTCAAGAACACGAGCAAGACCTTCGCGTATCTGTCGCAGACGATCGGCGTCTTCATCAACAGTCGTTATCGCTTCTACACCTTCACCTATAAGATGACGACCGTCCCGAAGCTGAAGAAGCACATTTACCCGGGCGCGAAACGCTACGTTATGACCACGATCCCGCACGTTTGGAAGCGCGCTGGCAAGGTGCTGCGCGTGATCTCGACGCAGACTGCGATGTTCCCAGCTTACACCCGGCAATATAATCGCAAGCTGGCCTACACGTCGCATACGCTGAGCACGGTGATCCGGGGCGTCTTCAAGGGGCCGCTCACGTATCTGTCGTCGACGCTCTCGTTCTTCGACTTCGCGATGGGCGGGTTCCACTACCTGACCCTGAAGTATGTCGCGGTGACGAACAGCAGCCTGAAGAAGCAGGTGGCCGCGACGCTGCTGTATCCGATGACGACGATCGGCAACATGTCGACGACCGTCGTCCACGCGATCCGCCGCCTAATCCAGCTCTACCTATGAGGCGGCCGGTCCACGTTTTGCCCCGCCCGGGTTCGTCGCGGATGAAAAGCTCGCCCTAGTGCGTTAGACCTCTCTTCGCACGTGCAATCAATTGCACACAGGAGGGCGCGATGTTGTCGTTTTACTCGAACGTGCTGGCCAAGTCGCCCGCGTTTCAATCGACCGAGGTTCAGAAATCGACCGATCTTCTTGAGCCCGGCACGCGCGCCGCCGTCGCCGCGCTGATCAAGGAAGCCGCCGAGCATGATCACCATCTCGTCGTGCTCGAAACCTTCCGCTCCTCGCGCCGCCAAATCCAGCTGTTCAATCAGCGCAAGACCGAGCTGCGCAACGTCGGTTGCCACGGCTACGGCGTCGCCGCCGACCTCGGCATCACCGGCCCGTCGGGTCAGGTGGATTGGAGGGCCAACTACACGCTGTTGCAGGCGCTCGCCGAGAAGCACGGCCTGATTTGGGGCGGTGATTGGGGCACGCCGAAGTGCCACCACAGCTTCAAGGACATGGATCACGTCCAACGCATCCCTGTGTTTCGGCAGGAGCAGATGTTCAAGGGCGAGTTCTATCCGCCCGAGACCTATGACCCCTACGCCGACATGAAGGCCCACAACGTCGCGGGCGTCTAATCCCCCCCACCACAGCAAAAGGAGTTTGCAGTGACTGCTCGCATCCTCGACATCGTAACGGTTGTGTCCAATCCGATCGGTTGGGCCAGCCGCGTCAAGCTGGCGCGCGACGCCATAAACTCGTGGCTAAAGGAGCCCAACGTCCGCGTCACGCTGGTCGAGTGCGCGCACGGCGCTCGCGGCTATGAGCTGGCGGACCTCGCCGACCCGCGCGTCACGCATATTCCAGTTCGAGCGACAACGCTGGTTTGGAATAAGGAGAACCTGCTGAACATTGGCATCTCGCGCCTGCCGCCCGACGCCAAATACATCGGCACGTTCGACGCGGACATTGAGTTCCGCCGCGACGGCTGGGCCTCGAACACCATCCGCGCCCTCGACCTCTATCCGGTCGTGCAGCCGTGGGATAAGGCTTACGACCTCGGCCCGAATGACGAGCATATTCAGACGCACGTTAGCTTCGCCAGCGTTTATCACGCGGTTGGCCCGGTCGTTCCGAAGAGCGGCAAGTTCTGGAAGACTGACAACGGCCCTTACGACTACCCCCACTCGGGCTTCGCTTGGGCGTGGACCCGCGACACGCTCGATCGCATCGGCGGCATGTTCGAGCTCGGTGGGATGGGCAGCGGCGACCACCACATGGCGCTGGCCATCGTTGGCCAATCAGATCGTTCGGTGCCGGAAGGCGCGCACCCAAACTACGTCGCGGCGATCAAGCGTTGGGAGACCGGCGCGCTCTCGCATATCAACGGCAAGCTCGGTTTCGTCCACGGCACCATTGAGCATTGGTTCCACGGCCGCAAGCACCAGCGATACTACCTCGGCCGCTGGGATATGTTCGTGAAGCACCAGTTCGACCCGATAGCCGACCTGAAGCGCAACACCTTCGGCGTGATTGAGTTCGCAGGCAACAAGCCCGATCTGGAGCTCGATTTCGACCGGTATCTGCGGTCGAGGCATGAGGACGTGAACACCCTCACCTAAGCGTCTTCAACGCGCGCGTGCAATTAATTGCGCGGCTTTAAACCAAGGAGTGGAACATGAAACACATGGTCACGAACTGGCAGACGACGGCCTTTGGCCTCGTCGTGCCGACCCTCTACGCCCTGAAATTCGCGGGCGTTCCCGGCCTCGATTTCCTGCCGCCGTTCGAGCAGGAGCTGCCGCTCGTTTTGTCGGTCTTCGGCATCGGCGCGGCGGCCAAGGACGCCGGCAAGTAATCACCAACGGAGGGACACTGCCATGAGCACCGCCGCCACGACGATCTCGATCACCGCCAAACTTTCGTTGCCCTCGCTGGCGACGGTGCTGAAGCTGCCGACCTCGGTCGGCGGCGTTTCCGTGTCCACGCTCGCTGGCGTGCTCACGCACGGTTCGACCGACCTCAAAAAGCTGATCCTCGATCTCGAACATCACGAGTGGCGCGACGCCGCCGAGCTGTTCGCCGACGATGGTCTTTACGCGGCTGGCGAGTTCGGCGTTCCCGGCGCGGCTCTCGCGGCGACCCTCGCGCCCTACGTCTTCGATGCGGTCAACGACGCGATCGACAGCCACGGCAAACCGACCGTGCAGCAGTTCATAACCGAGCTGGCCTATTCGCAGACCAATCTCGACCAGATCATCGTCGACATCGGCAAGCACGACTGGTCCGAGGTCACGGAGTTGACGCTCGACGACTTGCTCGACGTCGCCAGCGCGTTCGGTGCCGGTCCGGCCGCGACCGTGACCAAGGCCGCCATCAACATCGCCTTCGCCATCGCCAAGAGCGGCGGCGAGCCCTCCGCGTTCAACGCCCTGTTCGCTGGCGTCGATCAGTTCGTGCAGGACGCCAAGAGCCTTCCGAGCGAGTTCGCCACCGCCGTCGAGGACTTGTTCACGGGCAATTCCCAGCCAATCGCCGGTTATCCCGGCTGGTATTTCAGCCCCGTGCGCGGGGCGTTTCAGGTCAAAAAGTAAGGAGTGAACATGAAGAAGCATTTCGCGCTCGCGCTCGTTGTCGGCCTTTCCGCTGGTATCGCCGGCTGCTTGGGCCTGCCGAGCCTCGGTCAGGTATCGAGCAGCATCACCACCTTCAACCAGAACGTCGGCCGCATCGCGCCGGTCGTCGGCAAGGACGTGATCCTTCTCGGGGACGCGCTCGTGCAGATCGAGTGCTCGCCGGCCGTGCAGCTCGCCACGCAGGGCGTGACGGCGGCCATTGGCGTGACTGGCACGACGAACGCCACGGCGTTGACGGCGCAGAGCTACCTCCAAAAGAACGCGCAGATCGCTGCCGCCCTGTGCCCCGTATATCAGGGCATCAAGGCCAGCATCGTGGCTCAGGTCGCTCCCTTGCCAACGAGCACGCCGTCGCAGGTCATCGCCGTCCCCGCCGCGACAAACTGAAAAAGGGGTCGCTCCGATGGAACATGCGTCCCCTCTCATACAAATCGACTGGACGATTTCGATCGGAGCCATCATCCAAACCGCTGCGATTGTGGTCGGCGGCGTCGGCGTCGTTTTCACCATCCGCGCCGAGCTTAAATCCGTCTCGAAGCGCGTCGAGGGGCTTGAGATCGAGGCCAAGCAACAGACCGCCATCCTCGTCCAGCTCGCCGAGCAGAAGGTCAGGCAGGAGGGCTTCGAGGTCAGGCTGAACGACTTCGGCCGCCGCCTTGATAGCGACGAGAGGACTTGGGCCAAGGGCTGACGCCGCGCCGAGCGGGGCCTATCGCGCATGAGCACCATCAACTTCGCCAATATCAGGATCACCAGCGGCTTCTATTATCTCGCCACGCCCTACAGCCAATGGCCAGATGGGATTGACGACGCCGCGAAACGAGCGTCTATTATCGCCGCGCACTTAATTGCACGTGGGCTCGCGGTCTTCTCGCCGATTGTTCATGCTCACGCCATTGCAATTAATGGCAATCTGGACCCGCTCAGACATGACCTTTGGCTTCCACTCGATAAGGAGATCGGCGCGGCGGCGCACGGTCTGATCGTCGCGGGCATCGAGGGCTGGGAGACCAGCCACGGCATCGAAGAGGAGCTCAAATGGTTCAGGGCCAGAAACAAGCCGCGCTACTTGCTGAACACAAAGGACCTTACCTTCGCGCAATTAACGTGACGCCGGGCACGCTGATCGCCTTCACCGGGCGCGCTGGCGCGGGCAAGTCCACGGCGGCGTATTATCTCTCGGAGGGTCGTGGCTTCACGCGGATGCGTATAGCCGGACCGCTCAAAGCCATGCTGCGCGCCATCGGCCTGACCGACCGCGAGATCGACGGCGACCTCAAGGAGCGACCCTGCGCTCGGCTCAATGGCCGCACCCCGCGTTACGCCATGCAGACGCTCGGCACGGAATGGGGCCGCGCCCTCATGCACCCCGATCTTTGGATCGACCTGTTCGTCAGTGACGTGCGCGAGCGGCTCTCCCTTGGCGAGAACGTGGTCGTTGATGATCTGCGCTTCCCGAACGAGGAGGCGATCATCCGCAAGCTCGGGGGCGTCATCGTCCACGTCTACGAACAGTCTGGCAGTCCCGCCGTCGGCGCGCACGAGAGTGAGACGCACGTCCTCGGACATGACCATTCCATCGTAAACGCGAAGGTCAATCTCGACGATCTTTATGACCGCATCGACGCCGTCCTTAAAAAAATCGCGGAGCCTGTTTGCAGTTGATTGCACTTGTCTGGCGTCGAAAAACCTGACAAGATGAAGCATCAGCAAGGAGGCTGTTGTGCTCAATTTAGCGATCAAGGCGTCTTTGCCGCTCATAGCGGTGACGACGCGCGACACCATGAACTTTCAAACGGTCCTCGCGACCATCTCTAAGCGGACGCCCGTCCCTTATGTGCAGGGGACGGGGCAAGCGATCGAGAAGAACAAGCTCTATTACGTCGTCTTCGATCCGGCTTTGAAGCTGGTGCTGCCGTGGCTCTATGCGCGGATGGTCAAGGTTGAAAGCTCGTTGATCATCGTCAACCCGGCGAAGATCGTCGAGCCGATGTTCAATGCAGGGGAGGTCCCTGTCCCGCGCGAGCTGATGCTTTCATGCACGCGGTCGTCGACGACAAGAAGAAGGCCGAGGAACTGATGCGCGGCCTCGGCGGATGCACGCTCAAGGAGGCCGCCGAGCTCGTGCGACTCACCATGGCGCGTGACAAGAGCCTGACCGTCACGGGGCTCATGCGGACCCGCAAATCGTCGTTTCAAGCCTCCAGCGGGCTCGTGCAGGTCGACACGGCGCAAGGCTTCTACGTGCCGCCCGAACAGCTGTTCACATGGGCGATGATGGAGAAGCAGTTCTTTCTGACCGGCGACGACCCGCGCCTCATGCCGCGAGGACTGTTGCTTGACGGCCCCCCAGGCGTAGGCAAAACGGCCGCCGCCAAGTGGATCGCCGGGCAGTTCGGGGTTCCGCTCTACCGCGTCGACATCGGTGGAACCAAGAACAAATACATCGGCGAGAGCGAGGCGAACTTGCTCACCAATCTGTCGCGCCTCGACCATGAAGCGCCGGCCGTGGCCTTGCTCGACGAGATAGAAAAGGTCTTCGCGTCCACGACCAGCGACACGTCGGGGGTCACAGCCTCCATGCTGTCGCAGCTGTTGTGGTGGCTCGCCGAGCGGCACTCCCGCGTTCTGGTCGTTATGACCACGAACAACGCCAAGGCGCTGCCCAAGGAGCTATACCGCGAGGGGCGCATTGACCGGACCATGTGGTTCGGCGGGCTCGAATTTGGCGAAGCAATTAATTTCACCAAATCGGTGCTCAAGACCTTCAAGCAAGCGCAAGGCGCGACCGAGGCCGACGCGGTGAACATCGTTAAGTGGGCGTTCAAAGCCGCCATGGAAGGCGACAAGACGGCCCTTCGTGTTTCCCAAGCAAAACTCAGTGAGGGTGTTACCAGCTTCGTTAAGATCAACTTGTCACCGCAATTGACGGGGACCGTCTAAACTGTAGAATACACGTGCAATCAATTGCAACACCGAGCATGGAGGCTCAAAAATGAACGCTACCGCTGAAAAGACCGAAGCTAAACTGATGACTGGCACGTCGGGTTATCCGAAATACTTCCCGTTCGCCCGCAAGGGCAACGTGTTGCTCGGGATCAAGATCAACGGCATTGCCAACGGCGCACACTTCGGTGTTCCCGGGACGACCTATTTCGCCGGTCGCTTGCGCTCGGCCCCCGAGAACGGGCTGCTCGCCGATCAGCAGGAGGGCAACGTCGTCAAGCTGGAGAAGAACCCCGAGAACCTGTGGGACGCTTGGCCTGACGTCGAATGGGAGAAAAAGGACGATACGCGCGCCTCGACCACCGTCGGCATCTACCTGCGCGGCTCCCTCGGCGGCGACCCCGAGGAACAGGCGAAGCTGGCCAACGCCGTCAAGGACGGCGAGCTGACGCAGAAGATGACCGACTATCTGGTCGGCGTCGCGGGCGAGGACAACATGATCGTCCCGCATCGCGAGCTCCGGGCGTGGCTTGACGCGCAGTTCGGGCCGATCTTCGACGGCGGCATCCAGAAGGTCGAGCAGGCCAAGCAGGTCGCGGCGGCGCTGGAGGGGAACATCGGCGTGTTCGGCTGTCAGGCGGCGATCTTGAAGAAGGCTTACGGCAAGACGCAGGACGAGGACGGCGGGCTCGTCCCGGCCGAAAGCCATGACAGCGGCCACGGCGACGACGATCCGGTCGACAGCGATCACGACGGCACCGGCAACCTCGGCCAAGACTAACCTACCCGGCTCTGCATAAACCTCGGGGCTTCGGCCCCGGGGATTTTTTGTGCTCGGAGGACCTATGGCACACGGCGACAATATGGTGGCCCGGCTCAACTTGGCGACGGGCAACCCGACCACCACGACGTTCCTGTTACGGTTGGAATTTTGGTCCCGGCTGTCAAAGACGGTCGAGGACGACGCCCGTTGGGTTACGAATGACCAAGCCGATTGGAGCGTCGAGTGCGGGCTCACGCACCGGCAGATACGGCGCATCTTCGATCAGGCCAAGAAGGACAATCTGATCGCCACGCGGTTCGCTTGGTTCGGCGGACGCCGATGTTTGCAGACCGCTCTAACCGACCGCGCGCGGCGCATTTTGACGGGGGCACTTGCCCTTAAAGAGGCAGACCACTTGCCCTTAAAAGGGCAGACCACCTGCCCGTTAAAGGGCAGTTCTTATATACATGGAGAAAAGCATGGAGAAACACACGGAGAGAAACAGCACCCCGCCGTTGGCGGACTGCCGTATTGCGAACCAGAAAAAGAAAAATGCGGAGTGAAGGGGAAGAATGAAAACATGAAATACGGTGGAAGCATGAAAGGGGTTGAAGGAGCTGTTAAGGCTCAAAAGGTCCTTCACAAGCCCGACAGCGTTCAAGGCTTGGTGAGCATATGGTGCAACCACATGGCCGAGATCGAGGGCCATGTGATCGTGGCTCTCCCGAAGCACAAGGGTCAGCTGGCGAACTTTTTGAAGGCTTGTCCGCCCCTTCGGGCCGAGACCGCCTTGCAGACGATCCTCGACAACTGGAAGGCCGTTTGCGCCGCCATTCAGGACGTGGCCGGCGTCGAGACCAATCCCTACAAGCCGAGCTTGAATTATCTCTTGAAGTATAGCGACATTGCGATAAGCTATGCGCTCTCCAACAAGCCCTCCGGTCCGGTTCCGCAGCAGGAGGTTGCGCCGGCATCGAATATGCAATTAACTGCAAAAGATGACCCCGACGAGAAGGCGGCGCAGGCCGCCATCCTCGGCATCAAGTGGGAGAAGAAATGACGTTCAACCCATACGCGGAAGGCGCGCTGATCGAGGAGCGCCACGCCCCGATCGTCAAGCGCCTCGATTTCTTCGCCAAGGACGCCGGCATCCAGCCGCATTGGATCGCCAAGCCGTCCAAGCCGTTCCTGATCAAGCCCGAGATCGACTACCTGATTGACTATCGCAAGATGGCCTTGCAGGGGGTTCATGGCCTGTGTCTGGTCCGCTCGTCATCGGACGCCGATCCGAACACGCATATGGCGGCGCTGGCGGCGGCGCTGGTGCGCAATTTCATCCGGGCGCGGGTGTTCACTCTCGGGCAGGTCTTGGACGACGTAGCGGCCTCTGGGCCTCCTCAAGCCGATTGCTTGTTGATCCCGAACTTTTTCGAGGACAGCTTGGCCAAATGGCGCGTCGGCGCGCTTTACGATCTGATGATGCAGCGCCAGTTCGAGGGCAACCAAACGATCGTGTTCGTGCCCGGCATGGCCGCGCTCAAATCGAGCTACGGCGAGGAGCTCACGCGCTTCGTCAAGACCTATTACCACACCGTCGCGATCTGAGGGGGACACATGAGCAAGACAGGCCCGCGCGGCCCGCATCATGGTGGGAGCGGGACGAGAGCCTACCGCTCTTGGCAGAACATGAACACCCGTTGCCTCAACCCCAAGAACGAGAAGTTTAAGTCCTACGGCGGACGGGGCATCAAGGTCTGTGACCGTTGGATGATCTTCGCCAATTTCCTTGAAGACATGGGTCAACCGCCACCGGGAATGACTTTGGAGCGCAAGGACGTAAACGGCAATTACGAGCTTTCGAACTGCAAGTGGGCGACCGCTAAAGAGCAATGCAACAATCGTCAGAAGTCCGTCGTGCTTAACGGGGTTCGCATGTCGATGGCCGAGGCTTCACGTCTTCACGGAAAGTCCTCAGGCTACATCTCCACGCGCTTATACATGGGTCACAAGCTCGACGATGTTCTGACACAACTGGCGGGGGTTTAGCGTGTTTGGCAAACAGTTCTTGTCCGCCGTTTTGGCGGGCGGCAAGGCGTCCGCGCTATTGGAACACGGTCCGATCGACCATCTGTTCAAGGCCAGCGAAGAAGACGTCTACAATTTCGTCAAGGGCTACACGAAGGAATACGGGGAGCTACCCTACGCCGAGACCATCCTCTCCCACACGGGCGAGACGTTGGTCGAACACAAGGGGCCTCCGAGCTATTATTACGACCTGCTGGTCAAGCGGCATATCGAGCTGACGCTCAAGAAGGCCGGCAAGGCCATGATCGAGAAGCTCGGCAACAAGGACCCGTCCGCCGCGCTGGACCTCATGCGGGACGCGGTGGTTCGCCTAATGTCGCACAAGAGCGGCAAGGACCTGCTCGATTTCCGCGCAGCCTACTCGCTGCTTTGGGCCGACTACAAGTCGAAGTGGAATGGCGATGACGACACCGGGCTGCGCTTGGGCTGGCCCTATCTCGACGAAATGTCTGGCGGGCTGAGGCCCGGCGACCTGATCAGCATCGTCGGCCTCCCGGCTCAGGGCAAGACGTTCCAGATGCTCTATGCCGCCTTGCACGGTTGGAACAATCCGCCCAAGGGGCAGGAGGGCCAATCACGGCTGTTCGTGTCGATGGAGATGGGCGTGCTGCCGATCATGCAGCGCCTCGCCGCCATGCAAACCCACCTTCCGATGACGAAAGTCAAGAACGCCGGGCTGTCGACGACCAGCCTCGCCAAATACAAGGACGGCTTGGCCGCGCTCGAAAGCAAGGACGCGCCGTTCTACGTGCTTGACGGCAACCTCGCGGCGACCATCGACGACATCGAGGCCATCGCGCAGCAGCTCAAGCCGACCGCGATCTTCGTCGACGGGGCCTATTTGATCCAAAACACGAAAGAGCGTGACCGCTTCGCGCGCCTCAACGCCACTGTCGATGGGCTCAAGAAACGCATCTCCAAGCTCGCGCCGACAGTGGCCTCGTTCCAATTCAATCGCGAGGCGGCGAAGGAGGCTAAGAAAAAGAAGGGTGAAAGCAAGATCGGCCTCGAACACATATTCGGGTCTGACGCCATCGGCATGAACAGCTCGCTGGTCCTCGGCCTGTTCGAGGAGGAGAGCGTGGCGACCGTCAAGCAGCGTCGGATCGAAATCTTGAAAGGCCGTTCCGGCGAGACGGGCGCGTTCACGACGAATTGGCGGTTCGACACCATGGACTTCAGTCAGATCGACGAAGTTTCTTTAGAGGAACTTCAAATCTCGTGAGTGCACTATGCAATTACTTGCACACGGCAATACCAAGCACGGCATGTTCGGCACGCGCACCTATAACATTTGGGGCCAGATGGTTCAGCGTTGTTCGAACGAGAAGGCCACTTCCTACCCACGCTATGGCGGTCGCGGCATCAAGGTTTGCGAACGGTGGCGCACCTTTGAGAACTTCCTCAAAGACATGGGACCAGCGCCTCCCGGCCTCACGCTCGAACGAAAAAACAACAACGGCGACTACGCGCCGGGCAATTGCGTTTGGGCAACACGGGCCGAACAAAGCCGCAATAGGCGCAACTGCAAGCATGTCACCGTTGGGGGTAAAACCCTTACGATAGACGAGTGGTCACGGGAGTTGCACATTCCTCGTAGCAACCTCTACCGCTGGCACGCACAAGGAAAGTGGCCCACGTCGGAAATTCTTAGTCATACATCGTGCAATTGATTGCACTTCCCGACCAAAGGCGTAGACTGAAAATATCGGAAAACAGGAGGTTTCCATGGGCTTAATCACCATCCCGAAAAAGAAGGTCGCGCTCGTTGCGCCGGCCAATCCGACGCCGTCGACGAAGACGAAGGTCGTCTCGCTCAGCGACTTCGCCGAGCAGATTGACGAGGTCGGCCGCTTGCAGGAAGAGCTCGGCCCGGTCGCCGCGAAGATCAAGGAGCTGACCAAACAGCTCAAGCCGCTCAAGGACGCCGAGAACCGTTTGCAGGAGCTGGCCGACGAACTGGAGATCGGCGACGACCTGACGACCGTCGAGCATGGCGCGGTCTATGACGCCGAGATCGGCATTAAGGGCTCGGCCCGCAAGATCAAGGACCTCAAGGGCGTCCGCCAGCTGATGGGTGACGAGCTGTTTTTTCAGGTGGCGACTGTCACCTTGAAGGACCTTGACAGCTATTTGACCCTGCCGCAGCGCGAGAAGGTCATCGAGACGAGCCGCACCAAGCGTCCCCTCAAGGTCACGCGGAGGGCCTGAGCCATGCTCAAGGTCGAACTGCTGCTCGACGCCCCCGACGCCCCCGACGCCCTCGCGGGCGCTGACGCGATCGAGCGGGTCCAGAACGCGCTGGAGAAGTTCCCGTTTCAGCTCAAGGCGACCCCGGATTATTCGGGGCCGCCGTTGTTCAAGAAGCCAGCGCCAGTCGGGGAGAAGTCGCCGTTCACCTTCGTCTACACGGATGGCGGTTGCGACCATAAGCGCAACGGCGCGGGAGCGTGGGCCTTCCTCGTTCATGCGCCCGGTGGTCATCCGTTCCAGCGCGTCGAAGGCATGATGAACACGACCAACAACCGCATGGAGCTGATGGCCGTCATCAAGGCGCTTGAGGAGATGGAGATCGGGCCGCCGATCCGCATCGTGTCCGACAGCATGTATGTGATAGACGGCGCAACCAAGTGGCATAAGAACTGGCGTCGCAACGGCTGGCTCACGGCCGACGGCAAGCCTGTCAAGAACCGTGACCTGTGGGAGACGCTCGTCCCGCTCGTTCAGGTCCACGACGTTCACTTCGTCCACGTCAAGGGGCACAGTGGGCACGAGTTCAACGATCACGTCGACGCGCTGTGCACGGAGGCGCTCAATACCGTCCACGCCCTCTATATGCAAGGCAAGACCGTGCCGCTCGACGTGAACAACGTCTATGCAGCCTGAGTTTCGCACGCACCATCCGCTCTACAAGACATGGCGGACGATGCTCGATCGGTGTTATTCGCCGAAGGCCAAGTCATACCCGTTCTACGGCGCGAAAGGCATCAAGGTCTGCGAGCGTTGGCACGTCTTCGAGAACTTCATCGCGGACGTTGGCGAGCGGCCCCCCGGCCACACCCTCGACCGGAAAGAGAGCACGAAGGATTACTCTCCCGACAATTGCCGTTGGGCGACGCAGGCAGTTCAAGATCGTCACAAATTCAAGATGATCACCTTCCAAGGGGAGACGCTGTCGTTGCGTGATTGGGCGCAGCGTCTAGGCGTGAGCCGTGTGACGCTTGGGTTCAGGCTCAAACGGGGTTGGTCTTTGGATCGCACGCTCACTTTTGGCGACGCGCGCCGACGCGCGGCGGCGAACAGTCGCTACAGCGAAGGAGCACTCTCGTGACCCCTGATCACGTCGTCAAGCTGCTCGGCCTGTTCGGCGTCCACAACGCCTCGAAGACGAAGCGGAGTGGTTGGGTGGTTTCAGAGTGCGCTCTTGGGCCATGGAAACACGACGGCGGCAAGTCGAGCCCGGAGGTCTTCGGGGTTAAGAATGGCCCCGGCGACCCCAAGGCCAATTGCTTCGCGTGCGGCTGGCACGGCACGCTCGGCGGTCTGGTCATAGAAATGCGGCACATGAACAAGGCGCAGCCGCGCATCGAGGCCGATTGGGGTCAGGCGTTCGCCCTGATCGAGGAAGCCGAGGTCAACGACGAGTTTGATTTCGACATCCCCGGCATCGAGGAGACCATGTTCGGCCCAAAGGAAGGGTTGCACGAGTTCCCCGAATGGTGGCTCGACAGCTTCGCCGGCTGGTCATCCGTCAAATGGGCGCGCGACTATCTCAAGACCCGGAACGTCTCGGACGAGATCGCCACGGTCCTCGACCTCCGCGTCGACACCAAGGAGGGTCGCGTCTGCTTCCCTGTCCGCGACTTCGCCGGCAAGCTGGTGGGGTTGCATGGCCGCGCCGTCGACGAGCAGCGCGAGCCGCGCTACCGCATGTATTTGCAGGGAGGCCACAACAATCCAATAGTCTGGCTCGGCGAGCAATGGGTTGATCGCTCCAAGCCGATCGTCGTCGTCGAGGGGCCGTTCGACCTCGCCGCCGTGCTGCCGGTCTACGGCAACGTCGTCTCGCCGCTATTCAGCAACCCGAGCGTCGCGAAGATCAAGCGCATGGCCGACGCCTTCGAATGGATCACCTTCTATGATCGTGGCGCGGGCGGCGACGCGGGGCGCGAGAAGGTCGCCAGCGTGCTCACCAAGGACCATACGCTGCATCATCTCAAGCCGCCGAAGGGTTTCAAGGACCCGGGCGCGATGCCGCATAAGATGATCGCCGAAATGTTGTCGCCAATCGTGCAGTTAACCACACATTGGGCTTGCACTTAATTGCACATTGGCGCACACTTCTATTTGACCTGATGGTCAACATCTCAGCATGAAAGGCTGCATCACATGGCTCTAAATTTCGCGAAGAAGAAGACTGCCGCTCCGACGGAGCAGGACCACGACAAGGCCGGGCAGGAAGCCGCCAAGTCGGAAGCGCCCAAGAAGCTCGGTTGGGCTAAGACCGGTCAAGCCGCCAAGGCGGCGCTGGCGCATGAAGACCAGAAGGCCGAAGAGCGCAAGGCGGAGCAAGGCAAGTTGTGGCGATTTTTCCTCGGCGACGGGGAGGAAGGCCAGATCACGTTCTTGGACGGCAAGCTCGACAAGGACGGGATGCTCGACATTCCGATCTTCTATGAGCATCGCATCCGTATCAACGGCGAATGGCAGAACTATATCTGCACCGCCGAGATCGACCAGTCGCAGCCCTGCCCGGTCTGCGAGAAGGGCGACAAGCCGGCGCTCGTTGGCGTGATGACGGTCCTCGACCATCGTCAGCACACGATCAAGAAAGGGCCGAACGCGGGCAAGATGATCACCAACACCCGCAAGCTGTTCGTCGCCAAGCGCACCACGATCCAGACCCTGACCAAGCTCGCTGTGAAGCGCGGAGGATTGGCGGGTTGCACCTTCGACGTGTCGCGCTCCAACGATCGCGCCGCCGCCGTCGGCGACATGTTCGACTTCACGCAGAAGTTCTCGACGCTCAGCGAGATCGCCGAGAAGTTCAGCCTCAAGCTGGAGGACGTGCAACCGGCCAATGTCGAGGAGGAGATCATTTACCGCTCGCCGGAAAAGCTGATCGAGCTCGGCGTCGGCAAAGCGCAGATCGGCATCGGCTACGAGGGCGGCGCTGGCAAGAACAGCCTCAAGGACGAGTTGTGAGGTAAGGCGCTGAAACAGAACTCTTATTTGTTCTGGCTCAATGTCGATCGTTCCGGCGGTCCTGAGGCTTGTTGGCCTTGGACTGCCGGGCGTTTCGATAGTGGTTACGGCGCTGTTCAGTGGGGCGCGAAGAAGGACGGTGGTAAGCTGAAAGGCTCGCATGTCGTAGCTTACGGGCTGGAGAACGGGCCTGTGCCAGATGGCAAGTGCGTTCTTCACTCGTGCGACAATCGGCCCTGTTGCAACCCGACGCACCTTTTCCTTGGCACCAAGGGCGACAACGCGGCCGACGCTGTGTCCAAGGACCGTCACACACGAGGCGAACGCCACGGGCTGGCTAAGCTAACAGATGCCGCCGTGCGCGACATTCGCGCTCGTTACGTTCCGAGGCACCCGACAAACAGCGGGAGCGCGTTGGCGAAGGAATACGGCGTGACAGCGCAATTAATTGCAATTGTCGTCGCTAAGAAAGCATGGGCTCACGTCTGATGGCGTTAATCTCCGAATTACAGATGACGAGCAAGCCGTTGGCCTACGGTGCCACGGCGGCTTATCCGTTCAAGCAGACCCTCGTCGACCGCTTCCGCTTCACGTCGAGGTTCGGCGACGAAGTGCTGCTGCATCGCGTCTCGGACGACGGCAAGGTCGTCTATCTGCCGCGCGCCCTGTGCCCGATCGGCGACAACGACAACCGCATAGCGGGCAAGGTCGTCCAGTTCCCCAAGACGCCCAAGCCGCGCGACCATCAAGTCGAGCTGTTCGCTAAGACCGGCAAGTTCTTGCTCAAGGGCGAGAGCGGCATTGTCTGCGCCTATACAGGTTGGGGCAAGACGGTGCTCGGCTATCACGCCGCCGCGACCGTCCAGCGCAAGACTTTGGTCATCACGACCAAGGACGACATTTACCAGCAGTGGCTCGACGGGGCGAAGACCTTCCTCGGCCTGCCCGACGACGAGATCGGCGAGATACGCGGCGACAAGTGCGAGGTCCAAGGCACCAAGTTCGTCGTGGCGATGATCCACAGCCTGTCGAAGGACGGCAAGTATCCCGATTGGATCGGCGACGAGTTCGGCCTGATCATCTTCGACGAGTGCCATCGCGTGCCGGCCGAGCAATTCTCCAACGTCGTCGATCGCTTCCCCGCCGCGCTGCGGCTCGGCTTGTCCGCGACCCCGGGCCGGTCGGACGGCAAGGAGTTGCTGATTTACGCGCACATTGGCCCGATACGCGCCGCGACCGAAGCGCAACTGATGGTCCCCAAGGTGCTGCGGTTCACGTCGAATTGGGCCTGCCCGCGCGTGTTGCGGCCCGACCCGCAAACCGGCGAACGCAAGGCCGTGCGCCTGCCCCATGAACCGGGCAAGACCACGCATATCGAGAAAATGCTCGCCGCCGACCCGGAGCGCAATGCGCTCATTTGCGGGCTGATCCTGAGCGCGCATGAGAAGGGCCGTCAGACCGTCATCTTCTCGACCTTGCACGAGCACATTAAGGCGCTGCGCCGCAAGCTGATCGAGGAGAACGGCATATCCGGCCGCAAGATCGGCTTCTACGTCGGCGCGACCACCAAGGCCGAGAAGGAGCACCGCGAGCGGGAGAAGGTGAAGCCGATCCTGTTCACGACCTATTCGATGATGTCGGAGGGCACGAGCCTAGATTGGCTCGACACCTGCATCCTCGCCATCCCGCGTTCGGCGGTCACGCAGCCGGTCGGGCGCATCCGCCGCGAATATCCCGACAAGGCCGACCCTGTCGTCATGGACGTCATAGACAGTGACAGTCCAGTATTTCTCGGCTACGCTAACAGTAGAGCCAAATGGTATAAGTCGATAAACGCCATTGTGAAGGATATGAACTGATGGCGCAGCATGGACACTGGTATTCTCCGACGTGGCGTTCTTGGTGGGGTATGCGGGCTCGCTGCTTGTTTGCTTCGGCCACCAATTACAAACGCTACGGCGGTGCTGGCATCAAGGTTTGTGATCGCTGGCAAGACAGCTTCGTTAACTTTCTCGAAGATATGGGTGAAAGGCCAGAAGGCAAAACCCTTGATCGCCTAGATGCGAAAGGCGACTATGAGCCTGACAACTGCCGATGGGCGACATATTCAGAACAGAACCGCCATAGGAGACACGAGATCGAGTTCGAAGGTGTGGTCCATTCTATTCGTGAGTGGGCCGCTCTTGTTGGGGTTAAGGAGCGGACGCTGTGGATGCGCTTGTTCCGTCATGGTTGGACAGTAGAAGAGGCGTTGATGACGCCGACACGATCAGGAGGATACCGTGTCCGTTAAGATCAAGAAACCCGCCAAGGCGGTTATTACGCAACAGGAGATGGTCAAAGGCGAGGTCATCGCCGAGGACATTCAGCAGGAGGTCGTGAAGCAACCGGGCGCGGGCAAGCCGCTCACGGAGCACGTGTGCGAGGTCGGCGTCGAGAGCAGTTACACGCACAACCTCGGCAACTACAAATCCGCGCGCGTCCAAGTGTCGCTCAAGGTTCCCTGCCGGCATGGCGAGATCGACGAGGTCTACGATTACGCTGAGCATTGGGTCGAGGCCCGGATGACCAAGCTGGTCGAGGAGCTGACCGAGCAGTAACCGCGACGTGCAATTAATTGCTTCGAGGACAGAATGGCTTTGAACTTCAAGAAGGCCGGCGTCAAAGCGTCGACGAACAGCATGAGCGCCATGCTGACCAAATACCAGAAGGACATGGGCGACGAGATCGGCAGCTTCGGCGGCAAATTGCCCCCGGCGTCCCGCGTGCCGACTGGTCTATTTCCCCTTGACCTCGCGCTCGCTGGCGGCTTCCCGCGCGGCAAATGCACGATGATCTACGGACCCAATAGCTCGAACAAGACCAACATCGCCTTGCGGGCGATCGCGCAGCATCAACTGCTTTGGCCTGAGCTCACATGCGCCTTCGTCGATCCTTGCCTATCCGGTTGACTCCCATACCCACTAGATCTAGTTGTTGGGCATGGATGTCCTGGCCCGTGAAGATCTGCCGTTCCCGCAGTCTCTGCCGGAGTTCCAGCGTATTTTCCCGGAC